CGAAAACCCAAAAGACGGCGGAGGATCTGGTAAAAATGTGTTTAGCAGCCTTTTGCGTTTAACAACTACCTACACTTCAAAGCCTGGAAGCCAAACTAAATTTGATGAAAAGTTCTTTCAGTCTTGGAATGGCCAAAAGATTTTTTGTATTTCAGACGTGCCGAAAAATTTTGATTTTGCATTTTTAAAAGAGCCATCAACGGGTAGTTTTATTTGGAAGAAACTTTTTAAAGATGAAGTTGAAATTAGTAATGAGGAAGCTCCTAAATTTTTGGTGCAAACAAACTTTAGTTATGAAATTTCAGATGGGGGACTAAAGCGTAGAATAATTCCAATTGAGTTTAACAACTTTTTTACCAATGTTGGTGGATTAGATGTTCATTTCGGCTGCCACTTCCCGAAAGGTTGGAGTGTTGAAGATTATGCTGGCTTTGATAACTTTATTGCTGAAAGCATACAGGAATGGTTAAAGGCTAATAGAAAACTTACTGCACCATCTCTTACAACTACTGGTTGGGCTAAACAGTTTGAACAAACTTATGGAAGCGTTATCGTTGGTTTAATTGCTGAATATTGGGAAAGTTGGCTACAACGTGTAGAAGTTTCTAATGAGGCTTTTAAATTAGATTTAGAACGTTATTATGTTGAAGCAAACACACCTAAGCCTTACCAGCCATCGAGCAAACGAATTAACGATGCTCTAAAAGATTATGGTTTAAAAAATAATGTTGAGTTTGTGAAGGATTATGTAAAAAAAGTAAACAATATCACTGTTAAGTATAAGCAATTTATGACAGCAACACCCTTTTAAAGTTACTAAAGTTACCAACTGGTTACTAAAAAGTTACCAATTTTATTTTTATAACTCTTTAATAATCAATTAAGTTACTAAGTTACTAATAAATATACTATTAGTATATAAATAGTAATAAAAGAATAAAAGGGTAATAATTATTAAACGTAAAAGGAAAATGTAAATTTAACCTATATAGAGTATAGGGGAAACACTCGTAACTTTAGTAACTTAGTAACCTTGTTGATTATCAAACAGTTATAGGTTACCAAAAAAATTTGGTTACGTAACTTTGGTAACTTACGTAATTTTATTATCCTGTAAAATATAAAACTTTATGACACAACAGCAATTTTTAACCACCATTTACCAAAATGAAGATCAATTTACAGCAGCAACTTATCGTTACATTAACGCCAACTACCCACATTTAAGGCATTTTTTCTTTCACATACCCAATGAAAGTGCAACAAATGATGCAATTAGGCTTAAACTTCATGCAATGGGTGTGCTTTCTGGAGTGCATGACTTTCGTTTTGAACTACCTTTACCAGGCTGGTATCTCGAGCTTAAAATGCCAAACGGCACTATTTCACCAAAACAAAAAGCATTAAATCAATTATGGGTCACTGCTGGTATAATTATTGAAACTGCTTACAATGCTCAAGATGTTTTGGATATTCTAAAAAAACGTTTACCTTAGCCTTTACAAAAACAAAACACCATGAAAAAATTATTATTCGTATTGCTAATTTTGTTGGCATCTTGCAGTAAGCGGGTTGACACTACCCAGCAACAAACACAGCAATCAACAGAACCAACCGCTCAAATAAACTCAACAGTAAAAGTTTATGCTGGTTCAACACCATCACTTAAAATTACTTACACGTTAAAAAACATTGCCAACGTTCAAACTATTAAGCTAAATAATACTTTTAGCATTCCTGTAAAAGAAGGGCAAGCATTTACTTATGACCCTGCTGCTGGATTTACTAACAATAGGTTTTACTTTTGGGTGTTTACTTTAAAAGATGGTAAAGAAATATTTACAAACCCTAAGCAATATTGGTACTAATGGGTGAATGTAATGAGTATATTGAAAAAGTATATCTTTCTCCCGAAGTAGAGAAACTAATTAAAAGTATTCATCCTGAAGCATTACAGGATGATTTAAGGCAGGAAATGGCAATAGCCTTACTAAGTATTGATTGCGGAAAAATAACGCAAATTTGGGCATCTAATGGCTTATTAGGATTTACTATAAAGATTATCTCAAACATGGCTTTTAGCAATACAAGTCAATTTTATTCTAAATACCGTAAAAACGATTATCAAAAAGCTATCAACTATCTTAAATCACAGGTTAAACTTCCAACACTTAACAATAACCTTGCTACCATTGCCAATGAAGAGCTTATTAAAAAGTTTACTTTAGACCAGAACAAGGCACATGAAGCAATTTTATTCAATTATTATGTTGATGTTCGGAGTTGTGATAAGGTTGCTAAATATTTTGGATTACCTGAAAAACATGTAAAAGATGTTATCCGTAAAGTAAAAAAAGAACTCAAAACTATATGTATATCAAACTATTAGCAGCATTTTTATTCGCTTATTATTTTGTTAATGTGGCATTGTTGGCGAACACTATTAAAAAATACTTAAAATATCCACCATACAAAAGGTTAAAACCGCTTGATTGTGTTACTTGTTTAAGTTTTTGGGTTGCATGTGTTTTATATTTTTTACCGATTGAAGTATCTCAATTTATTATAATAACCTTTGGTGCAGGTTTTATTGGCACTCGAATTAAATGAGAATATTAGGATTAACTGAAGCGGTAAGCGGTTGTGGTTGGCATCGGGTAATGCTTCCATTAGGGTTTATTCCTGATAGCTATTGCCATGTAACAAACTTTATTACGCCCGATATTTTAGAAGATAACTTTCAGATAATTACTTACAATCGTTTTTGCCATATTGACAATGGTTGGGATGAGGTAAAGAAACATTTTAAGGTAGTAATGGATTTGGATGATGATTGGGAATTGCCACACAATCACCCTTTACATTTTCATTACCACAGGCAAAAAGCAAGGGTATTAAACAACATTCAACATGCTGATTTAGTTACCTGCACAAACCAATTAATAGCTGATAAAGTAAAGAAATATAATAGCAACGCAATAGTACTACCTAATGCTATTCCATTGGGTGAACACCAATATACACTAACCAAGCAAGAAAGTGAATTTGTAAGAGTTTTTTGGGCAGGTGGTTCAACTCACTTAAATGATTTAGGTATCCTAAGAAATCCTGTTAAAAAGCTACGTGAGCTGCCTAACATTCAAATGGTATTAGGAGGTTATACTGATACTGACCCTGTGAGTAAAGACTTATGGAATAGAATGCTAAATATATTTACCGATGGCAGGCGATTAAATTGGAAAGTAGTCCATGGTACTAAACCAAATAGCTACATGACTTTATATGAACATGCTGATATTATGGTTATACCTTTAGAGCAAAGCAATTGGCATGCCTGTAAAAGCAATTTAAAGATATTGGAAGCTGCAAGTAAAAAAATACCTTGCGTTGTTAGTGATGTTGCACCATACAATGTAGATGTTGATTGCCCGGTATTGTTTGCAAAAAATCAATCTGATTGGTTTAAACATATAAAATTCTTAACTTTGAATAAACAAGCAAGAATAGATTATGGCGAAAAACTATACGAGTGGGCAAAAGAAAGGTACAACTTTACAGCCATTAACGAACAACGAGCAGCCGCATTTAAAAACCTTATTGAAGCATAAGCACTACCATGATATGATTGTCAATAGTGGTGAGCTGGTGAACTTTTGGGATGATGTGCAAAATGAACTTTTGGAAGTGTACCGATTAAAAGAGCCACACTACAACTACAACAGAAGATGCCCTGCATGTGTGTGTGAATTTTTAGTAAACCTTTATAAATTATACAAAGATGACTTACATACATCCAACAGCAATAATATATCCTAATGTGATAATCGAAGAAGATTGTTATATAGGTCCTTACTGTATTATTGGTGCACCTGCTGAATGGAAAGGACATGAAGAAGAAAGTAAAGGTGTAAGGATTGGTGCAGGTTCAAGATTAACAGGATTGGTAACAGTTGATGCGGGTGTTACAGGTACAACATTGATAGGACCAGGTTCTTATTTAATGAAGCATTCACACGTTGGGCATGATTCCGAGTTGTGGGATAATGTTGTATTAAGTTGTGGTGCTAAAGTTGGTGGGCATTCAGTTATAAAAAGCAATTGCAACATAGGCTTAAATGCTGTAATTCACCAAAAGGTAATTGTACCACAAGGTTGCATGATTGGAGCTTCTGCATTCATAGGTAAGAAGACAATATTACAACCCTATCGTAAATATGCTGGTGTACCTGCTAAGGACATCGGCGAAAATATAAGATAATGAAAGTATTAGTCGTTGGTTTAATCTATGGCATCCGTTCACTTGAAATATTAGAGCAAACACTCAAGCGTAGCGGTTATAGTGCCGATGTTATCCTAATAAATCAAGAAGGAATAGCTAATGCAATGAACATGGGTTTAGATGTTTTTAATGAAGGTGATTATGAAGCAATTGCATATCTTGCCAATGATATACTTGAACCCGATAGATGGTTATTAAGTAAGATTGAAGCACTGCAACTATACCCACAAGCTGGCATTGTTGCAAGCTCATTAGATAGAGAACGAAATGAAATAACATGCGAACACATCATTAGCAATTGGCTTATCAGTAAGGCAGTTGTAGATGCTATTGGTGAGTTTAATGAAAGCATGTTTCCGTATGGACCTATTGATTTAGACTATGTTGAACGTGCATGGGTAGCAGGATTTAAGACGTACTACGTTAAAAACTGCTTAGCCGTTCATAATGGCAGTCATGCAGAGGGTAATGAATATGGTTGGAATAAACAAGAATTAGTAAACAAGTTTTGGCAGCAACATCAATATGATATTATAGGCTACCGAAATGGAAGTAAATCAATACAATTATGCCACCAAAAATAAAAGAAGTTGATACTGATAAGCTAATGCAATTAGCTAATGCGTACATTGAGCATTGCTTAAATAGCACTAAGGAATACCCAACAGCAAGGGGTGCAGTTGAAGTAAAGGAAAGGCATTTACCTACTATAAAGTATTTTTTATATATATGGCTAAGAATAAATGATTTTGATTTCTACAAAAAAACAGAATGGTATGAATCAATAAATAATACTGAACATCCTTACCACTTAGTTACAAAAAAAATAGATGACACCTTTAGAGCATTAGCAACTGATATAGTAGCAAATGAGGGTAAAGGCATATTCTACGCTAAAAACTATTTGGGTATGACTGATAAGGTAATTACTGAAAATACAAACAATAATACACACACTATAAAAGATATTACAATTAATATAAAAACATCTGGTATTGAACCAATAACCAACGAAAAAGATGTTAAGCTGTGAAATAGATGTTAGCGATGTATTTTATTGGAATTACAATTGCAAAGCTGATATTGTAGTTAATCAAGGGGGTACAAGTTCTGGTAAGACTTACAGTATTCTGCAAGTCTTATTTTTTATTGCATGTACCCAAGAAAATAAAATTATTACTGTAGTCGGGCAAGATATACCCAATTTAAAAGTAGGTGCATTGAGAGATGCATTGAATATTGTTGAAACAACTGAATTTTTTAAACAAAATATCGATACTTATAATAAGACTGATAGAATATTTAAGACTAAAACAAACTCAATAATTGAGTTTAACTCCTACGATAATGAACAGGATGCAAAAAGTGGTAAAAGGGATTACTCTTTTTTTAATGAAGCTAATGGCATTCCTTATAGTATTTATCTACAAATTCAATTAAGAACAAGGGTAAGAAGTTTTGTTGACTATAACCCAAGTGAGGAGTTTTGGGTGCATGAAAATGTTATTGGGCAACCGAATGTACAACTGTTTATTTCTGACCACAGGCACAATCCGTTTTTAGATAATAAGATTAGAAACAAAATTGAAGCATTAAAAGATACTGATTATGAATTATGGAAGGTTTATGCAAGAGGGTTAACAGGAAAGATTGAAGGGTTAATTTATCGTAACTACAGTATTGTTAATTGTGTGCCAGATGCAGCAAAATATATTGGTAGTGGTTTAGATTTTGGCTTTACAAACGACCCTACCAGCTTAATTGATTTGTACAAGTTAGATAATGAAGTTTACTTAGATGAAGCAATTTATGAACAAGGATTAACAAATCCAGAAATATCCGATAGAATTAAGTCAAATAAAATAAAGCACTCAAGAGAAATTTATGCAGATAGTAGTGAACCAAAATCTATAAAAGAGATTGGTTTATTTGGGCATCGAATATTCCCTGTAACAAAAGGAGCTGATAGTATTAAGTTAGGTATTGACACATTAAAACGATACCCATTAAGAATTACTCAAAATAGCCATGGTTTGAGAAAAGAGGTTAAAAGCTATAAGTGGAAAGTAGATGCAGCAGGTAAGATTTTAAATGTACCTATTGACTTTAACAACCATAGTTTAGATGCAGCTCGATACGTTGGCTTAATGAAATTGCCGCATAATACAAGTGGTAAGTACCGAGTTGTTTAAAAAATATATATATAACGTATGAAGTTAACTATTGACAAATTTCAGCAACTGCATTCAATTAGCACTTTAGAAATGACCGACTTTGAAAAGTCTATTAAGCTAGTGCAAGTATTATTGAACAAAACTGAAGAAGAAGTTGAAAAGATACCGATTAAGAAGTTTGAAAGGATTTGCAAGCAATTAGAACAAGCGTTTAATTTAAACATGGATACAGCCATCCAAAGCCAACCTAAGCAAGTAATCAAAGCCAATGGCAAAAGGTACAAGCTAAACTTTGAGGTAACAAAGCAGCCATTTAATACAGGCAGATACATTGAGGTTGCAACTTTTAGCGATGGCAATACCATTATGAATATGCATAATATTTTGGCATCAATTGCCGAACCGATGGTGTTTAATTGGAATAAGTTGGCTTGGGAGACATTACCTTACAATGCTTTGTTGCATGAACAATATGCAAATGATTTAAAGCATGCTGATTTTAAACATGGGTATCATGCGTTGGTTTTTTTTTGTCAATATTTAACGAGTTCAATATCAGGTTCAAAGGATTATTTGGAGATAGTGATGGAGAAGCAAATGATGAGCCAATTGCAGCCGATGCTATTTCAGCCAACTTTTTAAAAAGTTTTGGTTGGATGTACAACGTGCATATAGTAGCGGAGTTTGAAAGGATAGAAACGGACAGAGTTTATGATTTACCTGTAATTCAATTTTTAAACGATTTGAATTATTTAAAGCAAAAGAGAATATTAGATGAGCATCAACATAAGCAAATCACAGCAAAACAATCTTAGCTTCTTAGATAGCACAGGAGATAATATTGTTGAGTTCACTTTGGTTAAAAGTGTGTTGGAGCAATATGGGGCTTTGTTTCAAGAAAACTTATCGAAGTATGGCAATCAAAAACAAGTTGTTGGAAGTGGTAAATTGTTGAGCAACATCATACCAGAGATTGAAAAAACAACAACAGCCGAAACTTTACGAATAAGAATGTTGGATTATTACGATTATCCAAATGAAGGGGTAAAGGGGGTAACAAGTTCAAAGAATGCTCCGAGCTCACCTTATCAGTATAAAAACTATGGTGTACCCGACAGTATGAAGAAAAGCCTAAAAGATTACATTCAAAGCGGCAAGGCAAAGATTAGAACAGTAAGAAACGATAAGGCATTAGGTGTAGGTTTAGAAAAAAAAGGTGTTCGATTAAGTGCAAGAAAAAGTTTAATAGATACACAAGTTGCAACAATGGGTTTTTTAATTAAGAAGTTTGGTATTAAATCGACAAACTATTTCACCGATGCTTTTAAAGAAACATTCAAAGATTTTGAGGTTACTATGACTGAAGCATTAGGCAAAGATATAGTGGTAACATTAGATAGAATTAACAGAGTTAAATTAAGATAAATGGCAATAACTAACATAGCATATCCAAGCGGTGAACCAACTGTTCAAGATTCACTTTGGCATACATTTAGCAGCAATAATGTTGCTGCAAGTGATTTTAAATATGTGTTTGATATTTATGTTGGCGGTACACAGCAGATAAGGGTAAAGCTATTTGCTGAACCTGCTAATAACATTGGATACTTTGATGCAGCACCAACAGTAAGAAACACATTTACTTATCAATGGTTTACACCTGTATCACAAGTATATGCAGCACAACCAAATGCAAGTGGGCAAATTGCACAAACATATCAATATCGTATAGGCGAAGAGTATAGTGGTGTTACTTATTTGAATTTAGCAAGTGGCAATGTTACTGCTTACAATTGGGCAGCTCCACTATTCAAAAGGTTTGTTGAAGATAGCACCAGCAAATTAAATAAGTGGTTTACCAATAGGCCATCAACTATTAATGCAGGGTTAGGAGAAAACTTATTTATACCATTCAAAACAAATACAGCTATTACTTTTAAAGTTGATACTTACAACTACTCAAATATATTAATTAATAACTATGTTGATAGTAGTGGTTTAACCACTACTGCAGGTTACGTTCAATGCAATATTGGTAGTGCTGCTATCAATAGTTTATTTGGTTCAAGTGTGGTAAATGATGGGGTAAAGTATTATGATGTTTGGTTTAATAGCTTAGATAAAATCCGTGTGTACTTAAAATGCAATTCTAAATACGATGCTTATAACCTGCATTTTATTAATGCATTGGGGATGTATGACACAGCAAGGTTTGATTTAGTAAGTAAGCTATCGATGGATATTGAACGTAAAATGTTTATGCAGCGTGATTACTCATTTGGTGCAGGTGGTGTAAGTTATCAAACTAGCAAGGTGTATAATGAAAGTAAAGTAAACTACTTAAATAAAAAAGACTTTACCCAAAAGTTAACCATGAATGCACCAACAGATGCAGAGTGGGAGTGGTTAGCTGAATTGGTTACTTCACCAAAGATATTTTTTGAGAAAGATGGTTACTTCTACCCTGTAACTATTAAAGCTACAAATTACGAGTTTAAGAAATATGTAAACAATCGTTTGCAGGTATTTGAAGTTGAATTAGAATTATCTCAAACACGTTATTCACACCTTAGATAATGACAAGAATATTCATAGAAAATAATGAGCTGGATTTAACGCAAGGATTAAGCAATCAAATTACTTATGCGATTGATGACATTAATAATTTGGATAGTAAAAGTACAGCATTTAGCAAAACAATTATCCTGCCCGGCACAACCAGAAACAATGCTTTGTTAGGCAATGTGTTTGAGTTTACCAATGCTAACTTTACCAATGATAGTGCAGCCAATGTAAATTATAATTTCAATGCTTCAAGAAGTGCCGTTTGCCGTATAGAAGTAGATGGTTTGCAGATTATTAAAGGCGTATTTCGTTTGCTTGAAATTATAAGAGATGGCAGAAACATTGAATATGAATGTGCTGTATTTGGGGAGTTAGGTGGTTTTGTTGCTGCATTGGGCAACAACCGTTTAGAAGATTTAGACTTTTCAGCATATAACCACAATTATACTTATGCGAATATTACTGATTCATGGAATACTGCAACAGGTAGTGGCTATTGTTACCCTTTAATTGATTATGGAAATGTAAGCATTGGCAATCATGGAGTTGCTAAAAAAGATTTTCAATACAAAGCATTTAGACCTGCTTTATTTGTACGTGAGTATATCGATAAGATAATTACAAATGCAGGTTATACTTGGGAAAGTAATTTTTTCGATACTGCTTTTTTTAAGCGGTTGATAATACCTACAAATCAAAAAGAATTATCTACACTAAGCAACTTTGCATTAAGCATTGCAGCAACTTCTTATAATTATGCAACTGCTGATGGTGCAAGTAAAGCTGTTACATTTGGCATCCAAACTGTTTTAGGTGGATTTACTGCAAGTGCAGGTAATACTATTTTTACAAGTGGTGGTGCTGCAAGTGGCACTTTAAATTTTAGAATAAAAGGAAGCTTTACAAAAAGTAGTTCAATACCTTTTAGTGTTGAAGTAAGAAAAAATGGTGTTGCTGTATCTGCTTATTCATTAGGTGGATTTAGTGCATCATCTCCTTATTTATTTGATTACAATTTCACTGCATTTAATATTTCATTTGTTGCAAGTGATACGCTTTCGGTAGTTGTAGTAGGACCAGGAACAGGAACATGGTATTTGCAATTTGATACAGGAGATACTTTATTAACTATACTATCTTCTTCATTAGTTGCTGATCCTGTAACATTAAACAAGTTTTACGATTTAAACGATGTTATCCCAAGAGGTATCTTCCAAAAAGACTTCTTTACATCTATACTAAAAATGTTTAACCTATTAGTAACCGAAGATAAGTTTCAAACCAAACATTTAGTAATTGAGCCTTATGTTGATTTTTATACAGGGGATAGAGTTGATTGGAGTGATAAATTAGATAGAAGTAAGCCTATCCGATTAAAGCCAATGAGTGAAGCTAATGCAAGATATTACGAGTTGAAATGGAGGCAGGACAATGATTTTTATAATGAAGATTATCGTAAAAAATACAATGAAAGTTATGGAGATAGGATTTACGATAATGGATTGGAATTTGCAAAGGATAAGGAAACTGTTGAAGTAATATTTGCAAGCACTCCGCTTTATGGTACCAATGGAGAAGATAAAGTATTCCCTGCCATTTATAAAAAATCTGATAACAATACCAAAGAAGACCCGATTGAACATATTGTAAGATTGATGCAAGTAAAGAAGATTACAGGTGTTGCAAGTTGGAAGATATTAAATGATAATAATAATTTAGGAAGTAATACAACCTATCTATATGCAGGGCATTTTGATGACCCAGATGCACCAAATGCAGACTTAAATTTTGGGGCAACAAAAGAGTTATACTTTGAGTTAGCAAGTGGAAACCTGAGCAACAATTTGTTTAACACTTATTATTCACCTTACTTATCAGAGATCACAGATAAAGATAGCAGGTTATTAACAGCTTATTTTAAATTAACTGATTTGGATATATTCAACCTAGACTTCAGCAAATTTATATATATAGATGGGGCATTATACCGATTAAGTAAAGTAATAGATTATACACCCAACTCAAATGATACTACTAAAGTAGAATTATTAAGAGTAATAAATACCGTTTACTAATGTCAGAAAAAACAGTTATAGCAGCCGAGATTAAAGTTGAAACAGGCAATAGTGCAAAGACCGTAGGGGATTTGAAGAAAGATATAAATGGGCTTAATGATGGCTTGGAAAAAACAGGGAAGTCAAGTAAAACAGGTGCCTCTGGTTTATCACAGCTAAAAAATATTATAGCAGGTTTAGGTGTTGTAACAATAATTCAAAAAGGATTTGAATTATTTAGTGGGGCTTTAATGAAAAATCAAAAGGTAGCCGATACTGTTGCTGTGGTAATGACTACTATACAAAATGTATTTAGTGCCGTTGTTGGTGTCATTGCTAACGTTATAGATAGCGTTAGCAAGTCAAGCAATGGATTTGAGCATTTAGGCAAAGTAGTTGGTGGTATTTTAACCATTGCGTTAACACCTTTAAAGCTAACATTTTTTGCTATTAAATTAGTTATTCAAGAAGCTCAATTAGCTTGGGAAAAGTCTTTTTTTGGTGGCAACGATAATGATAAGATAGTTGAATTAAATAAGGGCATTTTAGAAACGCAAACTGCTATTGTTGAAGCTGGTAAAAAGGCAGTTGGTGCAGGTAAAGATATTGTTACAAATATTGGCGGTGCAGTTAATGAAGTAGGGCAAGTTGTAAGTAAAACTTATGAAGGTGTAAGTAAGATTTCAGTAAAAGCAATTTATGAGCAAAGCAAAGCAACGGTTGAACTAAAAAACAATGCAAAGTTAGCTGAAGCAACATTGGAAGGTGTGTTAAAAAAATATAACACACAGGCTGAAAAGTTAAGACAAATTAGGGACGATGATAAACTTTCTATTGAGGAAAGAATTAAAGCCAATAATGAATTAGGCGAAGTGTTAAAGAAACGCCAAACAATAGCCCTTGCACTTGCTGAAAAAGGTATAGCAGCGGCACAGGCCGACCTTAACGCAAACAAAGGTAACATCGATTTACAGGCTGCATTAATTAGAGCACAGAATGCAAGGCTTGATGTTCTTGATGAAGTTGCAGGGATGGAGAGTGAGCAAAAAATGAACAGCAATGCTTTAACAAGAGAGCAGATTGCACTTACTAAAACACAATCGGAAAATGATGCAAAGGCTGCTTTTGATAAAGAAAAGTTAGCAGCTTCTTTTATTGAAAATGAACTTTTAAGAAACCAAACATTACAAGCAATTCGAGATAAAGAAAGGGCAAGCGAAGTAAAAAGATTACAAGACAATGTTAACCAATTTGCAGCAGGTACACAAGCAAGGGTAGATGCAGAGGTTGCATTAAAGCAAAAGGTTGCTGAATTAGACGCAGCCGATGAACAGTCAAAAGTTGAACGTGGCAAAATAACCTTAAAAAGAGAGCAAGATTTAAACGCTGCAAGGCTTCAAAATAGTGTTGAATTTTTAAACAATGAAAAGGCTGCTTTAGAATTAATTGCCAACCCAATTGAAAAACTAAACAAACAAATTGAACTTGCAAAGTTAGAGCATGATGCAAAAATTAATTTAATAACATCTCAAAGAGATGCTGAAATATTGGCTGCCGAAAAAGCAGGGTTAGATGTTGCAGCTATAAAAGAAAAGTATGATAATCAAATTGCCGCAACTGATACCCAATTAGCAACCACACAAAAGACTTTGAGCAAGTCAACTATGGAAGCTAAGATGGCTGAATTTGAAGCAGTAGGTAATGCTTTTGGTGCATTGAGTGATTTGATTGGGCAGCAAACTGTTATTGGCAAAGGGTTGGCGGTTGGGCAAGCAATAATTAATACTTATACAGGTGCAACTAAAGCACTTGCACAAGGTGGAATTTTAGGCTTTGTTGGTGCAGCATCAGTTATAGCAAGCGGATTAAGCTCTGTTAGAAAAATATTAGCAACACCATTGCCTGGTGCAGCAGGTGGAAGTTCAGCAGGTGCGGGTATGAGTGCATCTATTTCAGCACCTGTATTACCACAAGCAGCAACCACAACTTTAAACCAAGGGCAAATAAATCAAATAGGCAACACAGCAGCAAGGGCATTTGTAATTGAAAGCGATGTAAGTAATAATCAAGAACGTATTAGAAGGTTAAATAGGGCTGCAAGGATTAATTAAAAGTACCAAACCTACCAATTTTATATTAATTAGGTATGGAGTTACCTATTATTTATGAGCTCAGAATACAAAAAGATTTAGCCGATGCTGCAGAAGTTTCTTTTGTGGCATTGGTAGATAAACCTGCCATAAGAAAAGAATTCCTAGTATTTGATGAGCAGAAATTAGCCTTTGCCATTGAAAGCGAAGACCAGCATATTATTTCTGGCCCGTTAATGTTAGCCGATGAGCCTATCATTCGTAACAATGCAAAATATGGGCAACACTTTATAAAATTTTCAGCCGAAACAATTAAGGAAATAGCTATTAAATTTTCAAAGAAAGGCTATCAAAAGAACGTGAATTTAATGCATGAAGAAAATATGCAGTTAGATGGGTTGGTAATGTTTGAAAGTTTTATAGTAGACAGTAAGCGAGGCATTAAGCCAATGAATGGTTTTGAAGAAGTAAAAGATGGTAGTTGGTTTGGTTCTTTCTATGTAGAGAATCCGCAAGCATGGCAACTTATCAAAGATGGTAAAGTAAAAGGTTTTTCAGTTGAAGGAATGTTTGATTATGTACTACCAGAAAAAACACCCGAACAGCAATTACAAGAACTTGCTGCATTATTAAAAGTACCTTTTTTATCAAATTAATATATACTAATATGGAAAAGAATCCAGCACAAGTTATTTTAGAAAGAACTGCTCAATTTTTCAATACGTTGATGAATGGTTCACAAGACCCTGCACCCGATGCAAGCGGTACTACAACAGCACCACAGAAAATGATGGAAGCTAAGTTGAAAGATGGTACTGTGATTGAAGTAACTGAAATGGCAGTTAATGGTGTTGTAACGATTGCAGGTACAGCAGCACCTGTAGGAGAGCATGAATTAGAAGATGGTACTAAAATAGTTTTAGGCGATAATGGTGTTATCATGGAAATTATGCCATCGCAAGCAGCACCCGAACCAGCTATGCCGCCAATGGAAGATATGAGTGCAAAATTTGCAGCATTTGAAAGTGCAACAAATGAAAAGTTTGCATCTTATGAAAACAAGTTTGCTGAATACGAAGCTAAATTGGCTCAATCAAATAAAGTTATTCAGGGCTTAATGGATTTGTCTAAACTATTGGTTGAAGCACCACAAGCAAAACCTGATAGTGCCGTACCAATGGGCAACAACTTTGCCGCAATTACACCAGAAGACCCAAAAGAAAAATGGAATCAAATGGCTAAACAACTTTGTTCATAACAATTAAAAATAAAAAAAATGAGTTTATCATTAGGCAGCTTAACAGCATATACTAGACAAGAAATTGGACCTTTATTAACCGAAGCGGTATTGAGCGCTAAAACACAAATGCTTATTAAGCAAGGTGGTATTTTGTTACCTAAAACAAAGTCATCTGTTGCTATTCCTAGGCTAACAACTGATGCATTTTTTCAAACAGATGCATGTGGTTGGAGTGCAAGTGGCACAACAACAGTAACGCAAAGAAATGTCACTGTTGGGAGAATTAAGTTGGAAGAAGCAATTTGCCCAAAAGATTTTGAAGCATACTTTATACAAGAAGCTTTGAAAGCTGGTAGCACATACGAAGATTATGGTTGGGCAGAATTTAAAACAAAATTTGCCGAGCTTAAAAACATGCACATTGCCAAGCAGTTAGAGCTTGCTATTTGGCAAGGTGACACAGGTAGCGGTACAAGTTACTTAAACAAATTTGATGGCTTAAAAAAGTTGATTGATGCAGGTTCACCAGTAGATGCTAACGTTAGTGGTTTTACAGGTGCAACAGGTACAATTACAGCAATTACTTCTGCTAACGTAGTAAGCGTATTACAAGCTATTTATAAGGCAATACCTGCTGAAATTATTGATGCTGAAGATTTGCACATTTTCTGCGGTTTTGATTTGTATCGTTTGGCTGTATTAGCTTACACTAACCTGAACTTGTTTAACTACACAAGAGATGCCGACAAAGACCAATCATTCGTTATTCCGGGAACTAACGTTAAATTAACAGCAGTTAATGGATTGAACGGTTTGGGTGACTTATATGCAACGCGTTTGAGCAACATAGCACTTGCGTTCGATTTGGAAGCTGAAGAAGAAAACTTTAAAATTTGGTACAGCCAAGACAACAACGAAGTGCGTTTTAGAGTGGCGTTTAAGTTGGGTGTTAATGTTGCTTACACAAATTTGTGCGTGAAGTTTGTAAGTACTATCTAATTAGTATAAATTAATAAACCGAAAAAGGCTGCTGCTATAGTAGCAGCCTTTTTTATAAATATCATAAATTATGGGATGTGCGATAAACGCAGGTTATACCATTGATTGCAGGGAAAATGTAGGAGGTGTTAAAGCCGTTTACATTGCAGAATTTGGTAACATGACCGTTAGCGAAGTAAGTGGTTTGGTTACAGGCATTACCAAAGCAACAAGCAAAAGATTTTACAAATTTGAAGTGCCGAGAGCAACAGCTAACACTTCAACCAATGCAACAGCAAGCGAAGAAAACGGGTCACTATTCTTTACCCATCAAGTTGTTTTCCCTTTGAACAAAAGAGATGCAACTACAAGAAATATTATTACTACTTTAGCTAAAGCTAAGTTGTTGGTAGTAACGTTAGATAATGATGGTAGTTATAGAATGTACGGCAAGGGGCAAGGCTTATATTTAGCTTCTACTGAAGCTGGTAGTGGTACTGCAATGGCTGATAGAAATGGTTACAACATTACATTAACAGGAATGCAAACAGAGGACTTTTTAGAAGTATCAGCAGGCGTTGGTGCAGCACTTGAAACAGCAGGTTAGTTTTGATTTATATTTTTAGTTTTGTTTTATCCCCTACCTACCTTGTGTGGTAGGGGATTTTTAATTAATACATCATGCTTCATTTAACAAAAGGTAGTACCAACATATTATATTTTACTGCACTTGAAAATGCAGTTTTGACAAACCCAAATTATTTGTTTATTTTTACGAGTAGTAACAACAATGTAATTAGTTTTGTCAAAGCAAATGAAAGCACAGTAGATAGGTATCAAAAAGCAACTGTTGTAACGAATACTTATTTTGAAAATTATGATGCTGGTATGTGGCGTTATAAAATTAGAGAGCAAGCAAGCGGCAGCAACACAGATGAAGATGAAAGCGGTGCAATAGTAGAGGAAGGTTTTATGTATTTGCACGAAGCAACAGGATTTACACCAACAGTTTATGATGAGCAAGACAATACATTTATTACTTACAACGTAGAATAATGAAGCAATATAGAAACCTTATTACCATTCAATTTGACCAAGCACAGCAGCCTAAGTTTGAGGAAAAGAAAGCACAAGGTTATGTTGAATTTGGTGAAAAAAATAATTACCCAAATTACTTGATTGGATTATACAATGAAAGCCCAAAACATGGCACTATTGTAAAAAAGAAAGTTAAGTTTTGCTTTGGTAAAGGTTTTAAAGATGTGCCAAAAAAAGCTAATACTGAAGGTGAAAGTTGGAATACTATTTTAAAGCGTTGTATTTTAGATGACCATTTGCATGGTGGTTATTATTTACAAATAGTTTATAATGCTCTAGGAAATATTGCAAATGTTTTTCATATACCTTTTCAGAAAGTAAGGGTATCTAAAGACCTTAGAAAATTCTATGTAAAAAATGATTGGGAGGCTAGCAACTATAAAGAGAAACCACGTTGCTATGATGCTTACAACCTTAATGATAAAACAGGCTCACAAATATTGTACATCAAGCAATATAACCCTTTTAGTGATGTTTATCCAATGCCCGATTATTTTCAAGGGTTAAATTATATTGAAAGTGATATACAAATTAGTAGGCATATTTTAGGCAATGCAAAGCACAACTTTGTTGCAACCAAGTTAATTAATTTTAACAATGGTTTGCCACAGGAAGAAGAGCAAGAACAGGTTGAGTTAGATATGAAGAAAAAGTTTTCAAACCATGATGGGGATAGGTTTGTTTTATCTTTTAATTCAAGCAAAGAGAATGGAGTTGATATTGTCGATTTAGGGCAAACATCTTTAACTAAAGAAGATTTTAATAATGTAAATAATTTAGTTCAACAAGAAATATTTATTTGCCATCAAGCTACTTCGCCACAATTATTTGGCGTTGCTGGTACTTCTGCTTTTTCAAGAAATGAGATAAGAGACGCTTATGAAGAATTTAATAATATTTATGCAAATGAAAGGCAAGAAGAATATGAAAAAGTATTTAGCAAGTTAATGAATATGGCAGGTATCCCGGGCGATTGGAAGATTATATCTGTTGAACCTTTGGGCTTTGAATTTACTGAATCAGTAATGGTAGCGAATATGACACGTAATGAAATACGTGAAAAGTTAGGACTTGCACCTGATATGATTGAACCAAGTGGAAACGTACAGGCTTCAATGCAGGGCAATGATGCACTTGTAAATATTACAGGTAGGCAGCAACAGGCTTTACTTAGAATTAGCCGTCTATTCTCACAAGGTAAATTAACTAAGGCTCAAGCATCAATTCAATTAAAAGGTTTTGGTTTTGATGATACAAGCATCAATGCTTATTTAGGCATAGATGACAACCCACAAACAAACGACTTTGCAGCCGTTGAAGATGATATTTTATTGAATGAGTTTGCTGCATGTGGGGATGATGTAAATGATTTTAATATCATTGAAAAAAAAAATTATGAGAAGTTTCAAGAAATAGAAGCACCCACAAAATTGGAAGCTAATATTTTAGAACTTTTAAATAAGGATAAAAGAATAACCAATGAAACTATTGCAGCAACATTAAAAGTGCCATTAGAAATAGTAAGTAAAACTATTGCTGATATGGTTGCACTTGATTTGATTGCAGTAAGTACAGCAGCGCTAGGCACTATTGAACGTAGCTTAACAAAACCTATTGCAAAGATTTTAGGCAACATTAAGCCATCAATAACACAAGTTCTTTTAAGATATACTTATAGTGGACCAGAAGATAGCAAAAACCGTCCTTTTTGTGCAAAGATGATGCAGCTATCTAAAACAAAATTGTGGAGCAGGCAAGATATTGAAAATATTAGTTTGCGTTTAGGTTATTCAGTTTGGGATAGAAGGGGCGGTTGGTGGACTATGCCAGACGGGCAACATTCACCATCATGCAGGCACGAATGGAAAACAGTAATAGTAACGAAGAAAAAATAATATTATGAGTTTAAACATAGCTTTTATTGATGTTGTATTTATTAAAAAGCGTTACCCTATATCAACTGCCATTGATGATAAACAAGTAATACCTTTAATTAAACTTGCACAAGATAAATACATACTGCCTGCTTTGGGTAGTGGTTTGTACAATCGTTTACAGCAAGGCATAGAAGTAAGCAACTTAACCAATGATGAAAAAGAATTATTGAACAATTATGTTAGTGATACTTTGTTGTGGTTTACATTGGGTGAAATGGTAACACTTACCAGTTATCAATTTTTTAGTAAAGGGGTGCTTCAAAAGAGTGCTGAAGAAAGCCAAAACCCAAGTAAGGGAACTTTTGAATTGTTAGAAAGAAAGTTTACAAGCAATGCAGAATTTTATAAGCAAAGGTTAGTAGATTATTTAATTGAGAATAGAAATTTGTTTTATACTTACCTTAATCCTGGTACAGGAATAGATACGATATTTCCACAAGAAAAAGCTTACACTTCCCCTATTTATTTAGGTCGTGGCAGTTATAGCAGAAGACAAGCAATATTGCGTAGTGGTGGTGCTAATGTAAGCGGTGAAAATACAATTACTTACGTTATTACAGGTAGTGGTGATACTGCTCAATTTACATTGAGTGTGTTAGCAGGTAAAACATTATTGACATGTGCAAGAAGTGGATTGGCAAAGATTACCAGCAATATAGCCGTAGCCGATACTAACTACATACAAATAAGTAATGGTGTTATTTATGCACCAACAGGAGATATATTTCAAACAGGCGAAACATTTATTATCACATATAAATAATATGGCAAAACAAAGAAGCTACAAAAAAGAATTTATTGAAAAAGTAAAGCAAAAATTTTACCATGACTTACAACCAAATAGTAACGGATATGCGAACAATAATGCAAGCACATGCAATGATAAAGCAGGTAAAGTTTGCAACACCGTTAGAGTGGTTAAGTCGAGATGAACAACCAGAATACCCTATTGTATGTTATGCTATTAATGCAGGGCAATTAAATAAAGGTAGGGAGCAGGTTTTTAATGTGCAGTTATGGTTTTTAGATAAGAGTGGTGTTGAAGCAGAATTTGAAACAGATGTAGTAAGTGATCAAATGCAAATAGCTGCTGATATTGTTTCTAAATTAAGATTAGAAAATAGTGATTGGTTTATTGATAATAACATTAATTTTGATGTGATTAGTGATAAATTTGAAGATTATTTAGCTGGTGTACAATTAACATTTAACATATTTACAATTTCAAATTATGATTCGTGTGATATTCCTGCTACTGCTTAGTAGCATAGCATTTGCAAGTAACAGCCAAAGTTGGAACAGCTACCTACAAAAGCGGTTTAAAAGTTTTGGTTTATGGGCTGATAGTATTTCTATTCAGCCATCCGATACAACTAATAATAAAGCTGCTAAAAGTATAGCGGTAATTGGTAGCAGCATGTATGTATCTAATGGCACTTTTTGGACTGCTATTACAGGCGGCGGTTCTTCTCTCCCATCCCAAACAGGCAACGCTAGAAAATTTTTAAAAACAGATGGTACAACTGCAAGTTGGGGACTTCCAAATTTTGCAGATAGTGTTGATTTTGCAGGTTCAGGCGTAGGTATGTATTTAAGAATTAACCCGGGAGGGTCAGGTACAAAAAAGTATGACTTTGCAAATGTTGGAGGTATAAATACAATAACTGGTTTTTCACCTATTATTGTTACTGGTAGTGGTAGCTTAAGAGATATTGCTTTAGATACAACCAACTCAGATTATGGCTTATTAACTAGAGGAAGATTTACCAATATTAATGCTGCCAATTTAACTATATCTTCTTCAAATAGTACGTTTCAAAGGCTAGATAATTTGCAAAGCGATTTGACAGCAAGTGCTACTAAATACCCTAGTGTAAATGCTGTTAATACAGGATTGTCAAACCTTAACGCAAGCAACATTACGGCAGGTACTTTACCTATTTCAAGGTTAGATACAGGTAGAGGCACAAGTCAATCTGTAACAGGTGGGTCATTGAATAAAGTAAAAGATAGTTTGCAAGCAAATATTGACAATAAAATAACAAAAGGTTCGTCTGCTACACAAATAGTTTTAAGTAATGGTACGTTTCAAAAAACTGCACCATACGCATTAACGTATAGTTTAACACTTGATTTAAACTATGCAAATAGCACAACCCAAACAGTAACACTAACAGGCAATACAACTTTTAGTTTTAGCAACTTCCCTGACGGTGGTGTAATGTTTGTTTATATCACACAAGATGGCACAGGCGGAAGAACATCGACTTTCCCAACAATTAAAGTGGGTGGTAATGGTTCAGGTGTTGTAACCCTTAGCACATTGGCTAATGCAACAGATGCAGTAGCTATACAAAAAGTAGGCTCAAATTATTTTGTTAACTATCAATTAAATTTTAATTAGTATGCGTTTATTATTTCTATTGTTGATTTCATTTTCTTGCTGTGGGCAAAACCCAACATTGCAGAATTTTTTTATGATGAATAAAGACCAATGTTATACGTTTAAAAATGCAGAAGGAAAGGCGATTGATAGCATAAATGTTTTACGAGGACAAAAATTTCTATATAAAGAAAAGGTAGCAATTGATTCTTTGATATCTATGCTTAAAACAAATGGCACTTGGACAAAATATAATGCTATCTATACAATGGCAGGGGGTAATTGGAAAAGTTGCGGAATCAATTATAAAGACCCAAGAGATGTTTCTATATGGTCGCCAAATTACACATCCTATACTACAAGTCAATCTACTAACTATTCTCGTAAATGGGGAATAAAAGGTGATGGTTTTAATTTTTATATTAATACAGCTATTCCCAATAGTGTATATACACAAACAAATTTTGGTTTTGGAATTTACGTAATAAAAAGTTACAGAAGTATAGGTACTATAATAAGTAGTTTTAATACAAGTTATGCCAATTTTTTTGAGATACAAAATAATACAAGTATAGCTGGAAGCGATAGTAGTTATAATGCTTGGATTGCCTACGCGAACAATAACACTACAACAGTTATTTACGATCATAAAATAAACAACGCCAATATCGTGGGTAAAGGATTTATAATGGCATCGAGAACTGCGGCTAATAATTTTAGAATTTATTATAATAATCAAACACCAACAGCTACAGCAATAACTACTAATAATGGTGGTGGAAATGATGGTAGCGATATTTATTTAATGTATAGAAATGCCACACCAAATAGTTACAACAACTCATCTTTTGGTGCTTTCATGCTAACAATACAAGGGTTTACAGCAACAGAAGTTGCTAATGATAATGCAAGCTGGAACATTTATTTTGATTTATTAGGTGTAACAAGATACAACTATTCATCTTATAGGAATACAAATTTAGTTATTGATGGGGATAGCCAAAGTGCAAATACTGGTGGTTACAATGCTTGGTGGATTCCTGACGGTACAAGTTCAACAGGCATTTTAGCAGCGTTAACACCACAGATAAAAACATACAGCAATATTGCAGTAGGTGGTACAACGATTGGTCCAATTTCAGACCCAACAAGTATGCTTGGAAGGCAGGCAACCAATATGCTGCCATTGTACAATGGAAGTGTTGAGCACAATGTTGGGGTTTTGTGGGGCGGAACAAATGACGATTGTGCAGGGCGTTCTGCAACGGACATTTTTGCTGATATTGTTACCTACGTAAATAATGCTAAAGCGGTTGGCTTTAAAATGGTTGTAGCTACATGCCTTCCAAGAACACAATTATGTGGCTCAGTCGTTGGTAGTACTTATGAAACTGTTAGACTTGCTTTAAATAACCTTATTCGCAACAACGCACAAACTTATGGTTACGAAGTTGCTGATGTTGCACTTGACCAAAATATGGGTACAAGTGCAACAGCAAGTAACAACACAACTTATTATAATGCCGATAAAGTACACTTAACAGTTACAGGTGCAACAACGTTGTTCAAGTATTTTCATGGTGCAATAATGAATTTGATTTACTAAATGAACCAACAACATAACTAATAAAAATATTTAATACAATGTTTTTCTTAAACAAGCAGGTAGATTTTTTTACAAATGAATTATTAAAGTATAGTGTAGTTGGGCTTTTTTGTGCCTTATTTCTTATTGCAATTGTTGTTTTGGTAAGCTGGTTTAAAAAATGGATTGAAGAGCAGAATAAACTTAAAGATGAACGTATAAAAAAACTAGAAGATAGATTGGATTTTTACGAAAAAAACGATAGGCAAGATATGATGATGCTTATTGAAAGGAGCAATGTTTTACACGAAAGAAGCGAAAGGCTTTGGGAAGAAATGAAAACATTATTAATTAGATTAAAATAAATTTGTATGAATTACACTCCCTTGGTATTATTGGCTTTAAACATGTTTGGTATTCTCATTCATAACTTAATGAAGATGGATGAAATAAACAAAAAAAGCAACGGCAATTTTAAGTTAATGCAATATTTAAAATTAGAACGTTTTAGCATTGCTGTATCAATTTGTTTTGGTATAGTATGTGTTATAGCCAGTCAGGAAATAAAGCAGCTTGAACAGGTTGGCAAGTGGTTAGGATTGGCTTTTGTTGCCATTGGCTATATGGCACAATCTATTATTATAAAGTTTGGTGGCAAAGCCGAAAAGTTTATTGATAACACAACTAAAGATTAAGTATGAAAGCAATAATTGGTTTTTTATATACCATACTTTTTGTTTTGTTATTGTCAAGCTGTAGCATAAGAAGTATAAGTAAATCTATTGGCAAAAGCAAAAGCGATAGTATTACCAACACTTATAAAGATACTTTTTCTACTAAAAAAGCTGAGGTAAAAAAAACTACCAAAAAAGATACTGCCAGCCAACAAGAAACGGTGGATAGCAGCGAAGTAATTATTGTGTTTGCCGATGATGATAGCAGCAAGCCTAGTGGTCCTGTTGTAATAAAAAAAGACATTACACAAACTACCATTGATGCTGGTGGACGCAAAATAAAAAGCATTAAAACCAAGCAAACCAAAGTTTCGAAAGATAGCAGTGGTATTAATGAGCAAACCAATACAGTAACCAATACCCAAGATAGTACAGGTAAAAAAGAAACTACTACAACGCATGTAAAAAAACAAAATGAGTTTAGTACCTTAAACAAAAAAGGTAAAAGTTTTGTTGTTAAGTTTTTGATTGGTTGGTGGTTGTTGTTGTTGATAATTGTAATGCTGAAAATTTTAAAATCTGTAAAAAAGTTAAAAATATAAAACAAAAAAAAACCATGAAAAAGCAATATCTATTTATAAAGATTGCAATAACTTTTAAATAAACAAATAATGCTTACAACACCACAACTCATTGCTAAATATGGGCAACCAAATGAAGAAGGCACTTATCTTGTAACTATTGATTTGCCTTATCCTATGCGTTTAAGTTGGGATAAAAATTCAGTAGTTAATAAGATGCGTTGCCATTCTTTAGTTGCTGATAACTTTCTAAGAGTGTTTAATGAGTTATTAAAGGTGTATGGTTACGAAAAGATTAAAGAGCTTGGAATCGACTTATTTGGTGGTTGTTTTAACTTTCGTAAGATGCGAGGCGGCAACGATTATAGCCGTCATTCTTGGGGTGTTGCCATAGATTTAGATCCTGATAGAAACCAACTAAAAGAGAGTGCTAAAACAGCAAGATTTGCACGTTCAGAATATAAGCCTATGATTGATATTTTTTATAAGCATGGCTTTAAATCTTTGGGGGTTGAAAAAGGATACGATTATATGCACTTTGAAACTGCCAGTTAAATAGATTGTTTTTCAAGTAGTTGTATCATTTTATATAAAAGTTGTGTAGCTTTACAAGATTAAAATCATTGATAATCAACAGATTAGTTGCAAAATACAAAAAGTAATGTAAAGTTACATTACTTTTTTATCAACAAATCGTGTATGAAGGTCCAACTATTGAGGTTAGAATATATCCTCCTGCGACTGTAATTAATGAGTTATCTGCCAAGGGGACGTTGGCAGTAAGGCTAAGACACATCGCTTTTTTCAATAGTTTTCAAGACTAAATTATCTTCATCATCATAACTAAAACAATCATCGCAATAATGCTTATCATCTTCATCTATCCAATTAGCTTCCATTGCAACATCTTCTGCATAGGTCTTATCTGACCAAGCAGAAAATTCAGAGTCTTCATTTACATCTTTGCCACAATTATCACATATTACTGTGTACATTGTTAATTCTTTTAACATAATTTATTTTTTAAATTTATAAAATAGAACAACTGCGGCAAGCCCTGTTCGTTAGGTGCAATGCCAGCAGACACCCTAAAACAAACGAGCCTGACTGACAAATTCCTCATATCTTTTATTTTGTTTGTTAAAATATTCCTCATCAATTTCACAACCGACAAAGTGTAATTTATTTTTATTGGCACTTATTCGACTTGAACCACTACCCAAGTGAGTATCTAAAACTTTCATTCCTTCAGTTGCATATCTTGAATAAATAAAGTCATACAATGCCACAGGCTTTTGGGTTGGGTGCATTCTAATTTCTTTATCTTTCATATTGCCTTGTAACATTCCAGCCCAGCGAAATTTAAAACGTCTTACCGCAGTTCCAAATGAAGCCCAAGCCATTTCACAATCAGCAAAATCATTTTCGCCATTTTCTTTATCCCAAATTATCCAACAACTACTATCATAGGGCATTCGGCTAATAAAGTGATTTGCACCCCAAACAATTTGATTTTTAGAAACTCTAAACAACTCATAAAAGTATTCAAGTGGTGGCGGTTCTTTATCCCAATTTTTAGGAGTGTATTCTTTAGCTTTTGCTTGTTTTGAACGGCTATGGTTTTTTTCACCATCCTCACCAATTCCATAAGGTGGGTCAACTACAGCCAAATCGAAGTATTTATCAGGGTAATGCTTCATTAAAAAAATACAGTCCATTAAATACACTTCCGACACCAAAGGCACTGCACCTAACAAGGTATTGCCAAAAGTGGGGCTTTCGTGCTTTATATAAACATTTGTATCTATATTCATAATTTTGTATTTTTAATTAACTTTGGTGGTTTAATGCCAAGAGACCGCCTACCATAAACGAGCCTGACTGACAAATTCCTCATATCTTTTATTTTGTTTGTTAAAATATTCCTCATCAATTTCACAACCGACAAAGTGTAATTTTGCTTTATTGGCACTTATTCTACTGCTTCCACTTCCTAAATGT